CCAATGCAGAGGGTGGTGACAGCTCAGTTTATGGCGCACCCGAACTACAATAGTCGGTACATGAACAAGCCATTGAGCGCCCCTGCATGTGCGATCACTACAAATCCTATGCAACGATTGGTGACGGTGGAGCAGCTTATCACAAGCCATTACAGTCCGGGTCAGTCCCGCTCTATTGACGAGCCATGCCCAACCCTCACAACGGTTCCGCATGAGTCGCTTGTAACGGTTGAAAAGCAGTTTCTGCAAGATCATCAATTCGGCAACATCGGCAATTCTATCGATGCCCCATGTCCGACATTGATCGCAAAGATGGATAAGAAGCCGAAGTATATCATCACTGCGAACCAGGGCGAAGGTGTCCAGTTCAAAGATTCCGATACTCCGGAAGAGCGAAAGATAAAAGAGTTTATGCGTGAGCACGGCATTACGGACGTGAAGATGCGAGGGCTATTTATACCCGAGATGCTTTTGATCATGGGATTCCCCGCAGCATACATCCTGAAAGGGACGCAGACGGAACAGAAAAAATACATCGGCAATGCCGTGCCGTGCTTCCTCGTGGAGGTGATGGTGGGTCACTCGGTACAGGAAAATAATATAGCAGCATGACAAGAGCCGAGATCAACGAAATGTTCAATGAATACGTCCTGCGGAATGCTCCGAAGGCATGTTCACTGACAGCTATAAAAGCACTCAGCAGGATAGCGGACCTCAAGATGAAACTTGATAAGGTCCCCTATGCCGGAGCTCAGCAGGCTGCAAAGATGATCATCGAGGAGAAGGAGGCGCTATATGCAATCCTTCCCAAAAAGCGGAATGTCCCAGGCGTTGACTTCGCTTTTAAACTTGAAGAACAAAAAATAACCCTTTTAATCAACATCTGCAATGGGCTTCAAACCTAACACCGTATTCGTTAAGCAGAAACATGGCTACACATTTAGAGAGCCGGAAGATGTTGTGCCTGAAAGTCTTTATGATTTTCAGATGAGGAAAAATATTTTGCAGGCCCGCAGGAAAATGCCGAAGCGGCAATTTATTGAAGAAAAGCTTTGGGCTGAGCAGGAAGATGACAACTTCGGAGAATACAAAAAAGAAATAGAAACAGTGGGAATAATAAAGTTTCCATATAACGGTAAAATACGATGAGCGAATATTTTAAGAATATAGCATGCAATCCAAGCTACAAGGTTTCTGTATTAGGAAACGTAAAAAATAGCAAGGGACTTGTTCTGGCTCCGAGAAAACAGAAAAATGGATATGTAAGTGTTCAGTTATATAGTCATGGAGAAGGTCGATCTCATTATATTCATCGACTTGTGGCTGAAAACTTCATACCCAATCCAGCAAGACTAAAGGAAATCAATCACAAGGATGGTGACAAGTTAAACAATAAAAAGGAAAATCCGGAGTGGTGCACTCGAAGCCATAACATTAAAGAAGCCCATAGAACAGGATTGCGAAAAGCTCCGTTTGAAGGGTTGTTCGGAAAAGATCACAACAGATCAAAGCCTTTAATTCAAAAAAACATAGACGGAACCATTGTTAAGAGGCGGGATAGTCTCATGGATTGCAAAAGAGCCAACCCATCGTATAGTATTGGAAACATTTCAACGGCCTGCAATTCATCAGAAGGTACTTACAAAGGATATCGCTGGGAATATGAGTAAGGCAGAAGCTATATTTTCAGCAACTTCTAAAGGCGGAAGGCTGATATTTGACAACCGTGTTGACCTTGAGATGTATTGCATAGAAAACGATGGAATAGATTTAGTCGTTGAAATATACAAAGAGGCAAAGCTGTCTGAAAAGCACAAAATGTACAACTACCTGTTCGGTCCTCTGATGGACTGTGCAGTGCGTGGATTCACACAGCTGGGCTACGAAGGCATGGACAAGGTGAAAGCCAGGTACAAGCTGGAAGCTGAATTCCTCAAGGAGGAGATGATGGGTCCGCAAGGACATGAAATCTATACGCTCGATGTTTCCGGGATCGATAAAGCGCGACTGCTTAAATTCATTCAGGATGTGATTTTCTTTCTGGAGACTGATCTTAAACAGACAGTTCCGGATAGTTCCACTTACAAGATGATGAAGCTAACCGGCAGAGCGCTCAAGTCGGTGAAGTACATTGCAAAGGTGAATCCCGACCAAGCATGCGAATCCTGCGGACTGGTGTGCAACGACCTGTTCCCTCACTACAATCCAATGTTAAACCACGGACAAGGCGGAACAGAACACCTCTGCTCTGCCTGTACAGAATAAATGAAACTATGAATAAAGAAAAACAAGCTGTCGCCCTTTTAGAAAGAGCGTTCGACATGATTACTGATCGGAAACTACGGGATGAAATTTTTGATTTTTGTAAAAATCATTACCCGCAACCCTCAAAGGTTGGCAACGGAAACGAGGTATCATTCCACACCGTAGGCCAGCTTCGGAAGGCTTTGGATGGGATTCCTGATAAGCAGGTATTGTTTGCTGGCATAGAGGCCCAGAATGGGCATGTACTACCTCTATGGGCAAAGGTGGTCAAAGATGTGCCTGGCGGCTCCGCTATCGCCTTGTATCATGCAACAGTCAAAGAGATAAGCCACACGACCCACATGGTTTATTTTAAGAAAGGTTGCACCGCCTTCGATCAGGCGCTATACACCCTCCTGATGTCACAGATCAGCAGGCTCAATGATAAATATCGAAGCGTGACAAAATGCGAGTGCGGAGCCGACATGAGTCACCATTGTACTGGTTATTGCGAACGAGACGAATAATTCACTTATAAGTTAATAAAATGAACAGAAGCCCACACCCAGCTTCGGCAGCGTATATCCTGCCGGGAGTAAAGAATTCGAACTATACGGAGCACGACCTCATAAAGGATGTGTGCACGTATTTCAAGATCACGGAGGATGAGATCAAGTCAAAGAGCAGGCTGACGAAATATCGCAGGCCGCGCCAGGTATGTTTTTACTTCCTGCGGCTCAAGTTCCCATACGAAAGGAATATGCTGCATACGCTGGAATATTTTGGCGGGCTGCTGAATAAAAATCACGCCACTGTCCTCCACTCATGCAATGTCGTGTCGAACGATATTGACACCAGCGACCTGTTCAAAGATATGATCGGGGAGGTAGAGGCTTTGATAAACACTCACATCGTCACGCAGAATGCGGTAAGCAAATAAATATAGAAAATTGTCAAATATCTCGAAACTTTTTTATATGTTTGCAGCCGAACAAAATGGAAGCTTTCGGGGTCATATACAGAATTACCAATATTGTCAATGGTAAGGTTTATATCGGGCAGTCTGTCTTCCGGAATCATAAGAACAGATTGTCAGAACATATTTCAGCAGCTAAAAGAGCTCATTGCGATTCGTTCAACACAAAGCTTTCTCGGGCAATAAGAAAGTACGGAAAAGAGGCGTTTGTTAGCGAAGTGATTTGTTTTTGTGACTCTAAAATTAGCATGAATGAGGCTGAAATTTCTCTGATTAAAGCTTACAATAGCAGGAATGACAGGTTTGGCTATAATATTTCGGCTGGAGGGGATGGAACAGTAGGTGTGATACCCTCAAAAGAAACTCGTTTAAAGCTGAGCGTTAGTCACAGAGGTTACAAACATTCCGATGAAACAAAAGCCAAGATGTCAGTAGCAAGGATGGGCAGGGTTTTCACTCCGGAATCAAGGAAGAAAATATCAGATAGCAATATCGGAATCAAAAAACCGACATTAAAAGGAAATAAGCATGCCGCAGGAAATAAGAATTACTTGAACAGAATTGAAAAAAGAGGGGCAGATCATCCCTGTTCAATTAAAATCGTTCAACTGAATGCTGGATTTGGGCTGATAAAAGAATGGGATTCTGTTGCTGACGCAACAAGAGATTTGAATATAAACAATATTTCCAGGGGCATTAATAACATTAAAAAAATGCCTGGCGGATATCGGTGGATGACAAAAGAAAAATATAACTTAGAATATGGGAACATTAACAAATAAAAATGGCTTGCCGCAACCAGTGGTTGATGCTATCAAGCACGATTCATATAAGTTTAGCGGAACAATAAGCACCACACAACTTATTGATGCTCCTCAGATCCGTATTCTTAAAAAGAAGCATGGACATGAGCTTGATTCTGACGTGTCGGAATATCTCTGGGCACTTATGGGTACAGCGGTGCATCACGTCCTGGAGCGGGCACATATAAAAGATAGCCGGAAGCAGGCATTTTTGACCGTTATAGACGTGATCAAAGAAAAATCACTGGACTATACCGGTGATGACCAAAAAGCGCTCAGATCGCTTGCAGACAAGCTTATCAAGTTGATGGTTCAGTTCTTTCCGGAGCTGGAGTCCCGCTACATCTGGGAGACTACACTACATTTTGAGTATGGTGGACAAATTTTGTCCGGAACTTTCGACATCTATGACAAAGTTGAAAAGTGCCTGTACGATTACAAAGTGTGTTCCGTATTCGCCTATACCTATCCTGAGTCACGCAAAAAGTGGGCAGCGCAAACAAACACGTATGCCTACATGCTGCGGGAGGCTGGCGAAGAGGTGAATGAGATCCGCATCGTGGCGATCTTCCGTGACTGGTCAGCCAGCAAGCTGGAGTTTGCCAAAAGCGACTACCCACCTCAGCAATTTATGACCCTCCCCATCCCGGTGGTGGAGCATCACAAAATGGAAAAATACATCAAAGGGCGCATCGACCTGCATATTGCTGCTGAAAACGGTAATGTTCCGGAGTGTTCCGGAGTGGAGCGCTGGGCATCAGCATCTGAGTTTGCGATCAAAAAGCCAGGCCTTAAAAAGGCGCTGCGCAAGTTCCCGACAGAGGTGGAAGCTGCAACCTTTATCCGTGAGAACCAGCATAAGCATGCTGTTCCTCTGGCGATCGATGTTCGTCCGGGAGAAAGCAAGCGATGCGAGAATTATTGCCCTGTAAGAGATTTCTGCCCGCAAAAGAAGCGGATGGATAAGGAGCATGAGGAAATGTTAAAAACTTTGAAATAAAACCATTATATGAAAAAATGTTATATCGCTGGCAAGATCGGTGATCTTCCGTTAGAAGAGTTTACCAGAAATTTCAATATTGGAAAAATGGAGGTGACAGAAGCTGGCTGGGACCCTGTTTCGCCTATTGATCTCCCGCACGATCACGACCAAACTTGGGCATCCTACATGAAGGAAGACCTCAAGCACATGATGAAGTGCGAAGCCGTCTATGCGCTACGCAACTGGCGACATTCACCCGGAGCAATCGTTGAGGTGGAGCTCGCCATGAAACTCGGATTAACAATAATTTTCCAGACTGATAAACCTAAACCAAAAATAAAAGACAGAGCATAAATGATCAACGATTTAGCACAGGCGATCTACGCGAACGCAACAGCAAAAGGATTTTACGAAAACGGAGCAGCATCAAATATTGGTGAGCGCTTGGCACTTATTCACAGTGAGGTATCTGAGGCCCTGGAGGCTGACAGAAAAGGCAAGCATGCCACGTTTAGCCCGAAAGAAATGTACGCAATAGAAAGCAACACGGTTTTTAATGTTGAGTTCAGAACTCACATAAAAGATTCTTTCGAAGATGAGCTCGCAGACGCAATGATCAGAATCATGGATCTTGCAGCTCACAAAGGAATTGATCTTGAGGCTCATATTTTAGCGAAAATGAGATACAACTCCATGCGAGAGTATAAGCATGGCAAAAAATATTAAACGCGTCCTGTTAAGTTATCAGTACCAACCGCTTGTATGAAGCCAGTAGTCGTTAGCTCAATACCAACGCTGGTGGAGACAAGCAAAAAAGCTGCAAAGAGTAATCCGACAAAAATTACGGTGAACGCGTTTCGCTGTTTGAGCAAGAGCGGGTTTAGGGTATGCAGTGGGTAGGTCAAGCCATTAAGCCCTGTGGCAGTTCACTGAGACATCATGTCTGATAACATGGCACCTCTTCGGAGGTTTTTTACACAATTTGGCAACTCTAAACAAAGTTGTATATTTGACCACAATGAAAAAATCTCTACTAATCTCTTTCCTTGCATGTGCATGCATCTGCCTGGGAAGCGTCAGCTGTTCCTCCGACAAAGGAAAGCATGAGCTGTCGAAAACAAGTGTTGTCACGAGTATGGACATGTCGCACATTGCAGATGTTGCTGTAACGCCTTCGGCTGATCAGTTCGCTCCTGCCTATGTTGCCCACATGTCCGTAAACACTCCTTTTATCGTTGCCACTTCTGAAAAGAAAACAACCTTAGAATTCGTGTCTCGGCATAGGCGATGTTACAGCAACGGCCTGGTGTTATCTTACAACTCACATCCGAAGAAATTCGCTCCTCCTTGCACCGTAAGATATCTATCAGTTCGCGCGGATGTATAGCCCGCAATAAACATTATAAACGATAATCAACGTTTACTTGAAATTTAAAAAAGGCCCCCGCTTAACAAGTTAGTAGTTGAGGGGCCTTTTTTATCCACGGGGATGTAGCTCAGGTCCGGTTAAGAGCATCACACGGAGGGCGGTTCAAAAACCAGTGCCTTGTCCACCAAACAATTTAACGCAAAACGACAATGGCAAAGAAAAACGAAAAAGACGGCTTACGCTTCACGCACCTTGAAGTTGAGAACTTCAAATCTATTGAGAAAAAAGTCATCGAAATAGATGGCAAATCACTCCTGATCACCGGAAAGAACAATGTTGGGAAGTCTTCCCTCATTCAGGCGCTCCTCTCCGGGATCGATCCTAAGATACAACCAACAGAAACCATCAAGGCTGGGGAGACGAAAGCATCCACCAAAGTTAAGATCGCTGGCATTTTAAACGGTCAGGAAGAAGAGTATCAAATCGAGATGTATTACACCCCTAAAAATCAAAAGGGGCGCATCGTAGTGCTTAACACAAAAGGTGAGCAGGTAAAATCTCCGAAGGCGGTACTGGATTCCATCATAGGGAACGTTACCTTCGACATCTTTAAGTTCCTGAATGACCCAAAATCAAAGCAGATAAAAGTTTTAAAAGAACTTTCCGGAGTAGCGAAAGACATCGATATCCTGGACTTGCAGCGTAAAACAATTTTTGATGAGCGCACATTCCTAAAGCGCAAGATCGAGGAGGATGAAACGTTGATGAATAACCACGGATTCACCGAGGAGGAGATCGACACCTACTCCACACCAATCAACGTTGACCCAATCAATGAGGAGCTTGCCAGCATCAGCAAAAAGATCACCAACTACAATAACGTTAAAACGCAGACTGCCGACTATAAAAAGAAGGCTGACGACCTGGAGGAGACAAACCAAAAGAAGCGTGACCGCATCGCTGAGATCGAAAAAGAGAAGCAGGACCTTGAGGCAGCGATAAAGCTTAATGACAGCGACATTGAACAGCACTGGGCAAACTATAAAAAGGGCACCACATGGCTGGAAACAAGAACCGAGCCTTCTGCGGAAGAGATATCCAACCGCCTTACTGCCGCTTCCTTGCATAATGATAAGCATGCGAAAATAAATGAATTTTCCGAGAAGCAGCGCACACTTATCGCTAACAAGACGAAGCTGCAAAAGCAGGATGACGACATCAAAGCGATCGATGATAAAAAGGTGAACCTCATTAAAAAGTCGAAGCTGCCAATCAAAGGCCTGACATTCACCGATGATGATATCTTCCTGAACGGCCTGCCAATGGAAGAGGGGCAGATAAACACTCAGCAGCTTATCGACATAGGCTTCGAGATCAGCATGGCCCTCAACCCGAACCTGCGTGTTGTATTCCTGCATGAAGGATCCCTGTTCGATCAGGAGTCTTTGAATGCCCTCATCAAAAAGTGTGAGGAACGCGGATATCAGCTCATCGCGGAGATCGTGACAGACAGCACTGAGGCACAAATCACATTCGTAGAATCGGAGGCTTAGATCATGGATGTTCAGCAAGAAATCTGGAAAGATGTGCCAGGTTATGAAGGATTGTATCAGGTCAGCAACACTGGAAAAGTAAAATCTTCTTACAACAGAATTGAAGAAAATAAAATTCTTGTAAGCTTCCAGAAAAAAGGCTACAACCACGTTTCCCTTATGAAAAACAAGAAGTGTCACACTTCGCGTGTTCACAGGTTAGTGGGGTTAGCTTTTATTCCAAACCCTGAAAACAAGCCATCCATAAACCACATCAATGGCATTCGAGATGACAATAGAGTGGAAAATTTAGAATGGTGCACAAATAGCGAGAATTGCTTACATGCGTACCGTGTTCTAAAGAGCCCTCATTCCAAATCTATGCTTGGTAAAACAGGTATTCTCAATAACAAAAGTCTTCCAGTTCACCAATATTCATTGGATGGAACTTTTATAAAAGAGCATCCCGGACAAGCCGAAGCTGCAAGATCGTTAAATATAAATCAGTCCCTTATAAACAAGTGTTTAAAAGGGGAAAGAACCAAAACAGGTGGATTCATCTGGAAATACCCATCGCCATGCTAAGAGATATTTTTTGGACTAATACATGGGAACTCACCATGCATAAAACATTGTGGAGCCAGCAGGAGCTTGCAATGGCGAAGTGCCTGGCGTTGCCCTACAAAGAAGATGATTCAACTATCATCGCCCGCATAGAGACAACAACAAAAACAGCCCTTACAGAATTTCTGAACCTCTCCTTTGTGAAGGTGATGACCCATCCCTCGGAGGCAAGCTTCCGGGAGGAGCTGTTGCAAACCATAGAGCAGAAATACATTAAGCTGTTTGAAGGGTTTAAAAAGAAGATGCTTCCAGAGCTGGGATATCAGGATCTTTTGTGGGACCATCAAAAGCAAGGCTTGTGCGACACTTATTTTAAGTCTGTGAACCTTTTGGCGTGGGAGATGAGAACGGGTAAGACAAACACCGCTATATCCATCTCCAAGCTGCACAAGATCCGCAGGACGCTGATCATCTGTCCCAACGTGGCGAAGTGGACCTGGTTCTTTGATCTTACAAATACGGACCCTAAAAAGGGGCGTGTGATAACGAAGTTCAACGAGCTGTACTTCTCCGTTCTGGACTCCAGCAAGTCAAAGACGGTGAAAGCTTTTCAGGAGCATTTTATCATCATCAACTTTGAAGCGATAGAAAAGCACCTCGCATATCTTTTGCGCCTACCGATAGGGCACGTCATTGTTGATGAGGCACACTACATAAAGAATTTTAATTCCGCGCGCTACAAGAACGTGGCGAAGGTGGTAGATCACAATCCGGAGGCACGTATTACCATGCTTACAGGAACACCGATAGCCAACCGCGTGAATGATCTTTTTGCATACCTCAAGCTGGCGAAACATCCGCTGGCGACAAACTACGCTCAGTTTTTACGTGACTTCTCACAGTCCAGCACCGGACGTGGTGGCGAGGTGAAGATCACCGGTGTAAAGAACGCAAACGACTTGTGGATGAAGATGTCAAACTTCATGCTGCGCAAGCGCCAGGCAGATTGTTTCGATATCCCTGCGAAGAACTTTTCTCAGGTATGGTTTGAGCTTGATGACTACAAAGAGGAGTATGACGCGGCAGTACGCGAATTACTTGAGCAGAGCGGTCGCTCGAACCTTGACTCCTGCATCCACTCCATTAACATTGTGGTGGCAAAGTCGAAGATCAAAGGAATTATCGAACAGGCCGAGATGATCATCAGCGAGGGAAAAAAGGTTTGTATCTATTCCAGCTACAAAGAACCCCTTGCAATGTTGCAGGAGCACTTTGGAAAGAGGTGTGTAAAGGTCGATGGATCGGTAACGGATGCATCTGAAAAACAGCGCAGGAGGGATGAGTTTACGAACAACCCGGAGGTAGATTGTTTCTTAGGAAACATGCAAGCTGCCGGCATCGCGATCGATCTTTCCATATCCAACGACATGCTGTTTACGAACTTCCCCCTTTCTCCGGGACATATATCACAGTCCATGGAAAGGCTTACCAACGGTAACAAGCAGGAGATAGTAAACATCTGGTATATGATGTGCCGCGAAAGCATTGACGAGCATCTGTTCAGCCTCGTTGCCGAAAAGGTGGCGGACGCGAATGCGGTGATCGATAATGCGCAGGTGAGCATGGAGTACATCAACGTTCAGGAAGTTTTGATAAAGCAGCTGAGAGAACAATATAATATTCCGGTAAAAAATGGCGAAGCCCAAATCAACGAGAGTAGTCAAGGCGCAGGTGCAGAGCTTGCTGTTAGTGACGGAGGCAAATAGAAAGTCCTCCGTCATGCTGGGACGCAAGATGTATGTGTACCAGGTGAACGGTCCTGCATATAACCTCATTGGGGAGTTCGAGATCCGCCCCATGTTAAAAGAGGGATGGATGAAGTTCGGAGGAAAGAACGTCAAAATATCTAAGTCCGAAACACGGGATGAATACAAGGAAGCATTTGACCCGGTGATCTCGCTTCTTATCAGAGAAAAGAAACTTTTTATTAATATAAACGAGCCACTTATAAATTATGAGTAAAATTATCTTCAACCGCGAGCACCTGCTCAGCCGCCTGAAAAAGGCTATTCAGTTTATTCCTAAAAAAGCAATCCTCGGGGCGCACGAACAGTTTTTGTTTATCTTCAAAGATAACGTGCTGTCGATCACCGCTACCGATGGCGAGAAGCAGGCGACACTTTATGCGCAGGCTGTCAAGTCGGAGGGAGATGCGAGCTTCTGCGTTCCTGCGCTATTACTTTTCAAAACGCTGGGCCTGCTGCTGGAGGATGAAGTTACATTCACCTACAAAGATGACCGCGTGGAGGTCAAGTCCGGAAAGAGCAAATACAAGATGCCATCGATCAAGGCAAATGAATTCCCGATCATGCCGGTTATTGATTCACCGTATGAGGCATCATTTCTGGGTGTAGATTTTAACTCCGCCATTGAGACGGCCCGTAAGTACACCGACTCGCAAAGCACTATTGCAGCTCATCAGGGCATTTGCTTCCGAATGGGTGAGAATAACAACATCAATGTGTATGGCTTCAAAGGGTTTGAGATATGCAAGGTGATCTGCCCCCCTCGATCCATCAATAAGTGGGAGGACATCGTTATCCCTGCCGGGGTTATCAACGCGATGCTAAAGTGTGTGAACGACTCTGACATTGTGGATATAACGCACAACAAGGACCGTGTGGAAATAAAGACTCTGGAAATGACGATCATGGCATGTGCCTTCAACATGAAGTACCCGGATGTAGAATTATTTTTCCGCAGCCGCGCGAACGAACATATTGAGCTCAACAAGGTGCAGACGATAAACGCTTTGAAGCGTGTCGCCCTGTATTCGAAGGAGGAGGAGCCGAAGATGACATGTAAGATCAACACCAACTCGATCGTGATCAGCGCGGTGAATGATGCCTACAACAGGGATTCGGAAGAGGTGATCGATGCCGTGTCGGAAAAAGAATCGCAGTTCTGCGCTAACGTATATTTTATGATTAACGCCCTGGAGTCGTTCGAGTGTGATTCATTTTACATGTTTCCTCCGGATATCGAAAAGAGGCTACCGATATTTATTGAGCCGGCAAGCACAATTAAAAATAACGACAGATTTTTCATTATCTCCCCAATGAGCTAACCCATGAAGATAAGCATGTATAAAAATTCTACCGACACCGTTGGGGCGGAGGTAGAATACACAAAAGTATTGAAAGCAATT